TCGTAGAGCATTTACATTTAAAGCTTTGAATAGATTAATACAAGGTAGTGCTGCGGATCAAACTAAGAAGGCAATGTTAGATTTATATAACGAAGGTATCATACCTGAGATTGCCATTCATGATGAAGTAGATATAAGTCTTGAAAACTCCCAAGAAGTTGATAAAGTCAAGGAAATTATGGAAAACTGCGTAGACAAATTAAAAGTTCCTAGTCTTGTNAATGAGAGAAGTGGTAAGACATGGGGTGAAGCAGGAAAATAATGTTTTATGTAATGGTATTGACGATTTGTATTGCTAGTCCTGTTATTGCACATAAAGATTTGTGCCAGGTATTTGTTGAGGATACACCTTTTAATTCTTTAAATCAGTGTATGACTCAAGGTAGATTGATAGCTAATACTTTGAATGAAGAAGGGTATTACACAAGTGTCTTTTGCAATGAATCTCATGCCTATAACTTTGGTAGAAAGGATGCCACGTTATGACCGATATAACGAAATATAAATCTTTAGCGGCAGATTTAGAAGATTATGCAATAGTCGCTGAAATCAGAAAAACGACAGGACTGCCTGTTAAAACCATTATCAAGCAATGTATTGCTTTAGGAAAAGATGCATGGGAAAAAACAGGAAAAAAATATATCCCTCAAGAAAATACAAACGCCTAAGTAAGAAGGATTGCCCTCTTTGTTTTGGAGAGGGCTATTCTGTGGCTACGTTTGGAGATAATCTGGTGGTGCTTCCTTGCTCTTGTGTCAAGGAAAAAAAGATAGAAAAAACCTTGCATTAATGATACAAATATGTCATGCGAAACGATTTTGGTGTATGTATGAAAAATGGTGGACTCGTTGGAGGCCAGAAAAAACTTGACGTAAACAAAGACGGCAAGATCACAGGTGCAGATTTCAAAATGCTCCGTAAAAAGAAATCAAAGAAAAAAGGTAAAAAATAATGTCTCGCCCTGGTCTTTATGCTAACATTCATGCAAAAAGAAAACGTGGTGAAAAGATGCGTAAAAAGGGNGCNAAAGGTGCTCCTACCGCTAAAGCTTTTGCAAGAGCAAAGCAAACAGTAAGGAAAAAATAATGGCAGATGATAAGAAAACAGTAAAAGACATTCCTAAAAGTATTTTTAACTCTTTATCGCCAGAGCAAAAAGATACTCTCAAAGGGCAGGTTGCTCAGGAAGAACTTGATCAGATTTTGAAAAATTATCAAGGAGAAGAGCAAAGTGAAGAATTAGAAAAGTTTTTTAAAAGATTCAGAAAAAAAGGTAAAAAAGAAAAAGATCCTAAGCCTAAAGAAAATCCAATAGGTGCAGCTTTATTATATGCCAAAAAAGGTGGCATGGTCAGGAAGTCCAAAGTTGCAGGAAGATTAGCTAAAAGAGGCTATGGTCGTGCTATGAAAGGTAAAAAATAATGGCAGATGATAAGAAAAAAGCAGATTTGACCGAGAAAATCGGATTATTTCTTGATAAAGTTTTAACCTTTGGTGGTGGTCTAAAATATAAAACTAAACAAATAAATGAAGCCGTTAATGTGCTTGATGGTGAAACTGACTATAAAATAGAATCTTATAAGGATATAAAATTCCAAACAGATTTTGATAGATTTAAAAAAATTTTGGATCAATTAGATAAAAGAAAAGAGATAGACGCAGAAACTCCACAAGGTAAAGACGGTGGAATGGTTATTAAAACTAGAAAAGGGAATAAGATTTCTCCTAGAAAACCTAAGGTAGCGGGTAGATTAGCTTCAAGAGGATACGGCAAAGCCTTCAAGGGTAGATAATCATGCTCCTCAGGGCTCTTAAAACGGGTTTTTCGGGGTAATTTTCANNTATCATGTGTCACGAATCTCGGTGCAGATTAGTTTTAGAAACAATATATAGTTATTTTTATAACAATTATTATATAAAAAAATTTTTCATTTCATTTTTTTCACGTAATCAAGTAATGATGTATATATTATATATATATTTCAATAGTTTAAGGCATTACCTAGCCAATACTTTATCATTACCTCATTACTTTAGGAGAAAACAAAATGCTTGAAATTATTGACTTTTGTCCTTTGTGTGGTTTAGATATAGAAGAAGATTGCGAATGTTATGGCTAAAAATCATGGTGATATAATTGAAAAAGACGGACTGACCAGAAGGCAAAGGTCCTTTGCTCAAATCTTAGTAAAAGAGAATGGTAGAGCTACACCAACAGAATGTGCAAAACTTGCTGGTTATTCTGAACATTCAGCAACACAGATAGCTTGTAATTTACAAAACCCTAAAATGTTTCCTCGTGTTGTAGAATATATTGATGAACTCACAAAAGATTATGCCCAGGCGGCGAAAATAGATTTTATGAAACACGCAAGAGAAATGGCAAGATTAAGAGATTTGGCTATTGAGAAAGATCAGTTTAGCGCAGCGATAAATGCTGAGTATCGAAGAGGATTGCTTGGTGGCTTTTATGTTGATCGTAAAGAGGTGGTAACTGCTAGTCTTGATAATATGTCTAGAAAAGAATTAAGAGAAAAATTAGAAAAATACAAACAAGAAAATCAATTAATTCAAGATGCCGAATGGAAAGAGATTGAAAATAATTCTGATGAAAATTAATTTTTGTATTTGACAATCCCATAAAGTTATAATACTAATTTTAATATGGAGTTAGAAAGGAGAGAACACGATACTTTTACAATGAGCAGATTATCAAATGTTAATTTCTCCTCGCTTTTAACTACTAGCAAGTTTGCTCGTTTAAAAGTCTTTTCACTCCATTGTGCTAGGCTTGTTTCTCATTGTGATCATTAGCAGGTCTAGCACTTTACAGAGCTTTAAGGTTATAACCCCAGAGCTCTTTAATCATCTGGGTAATAAACGAAACGGGGAAATGATAACGAGTCCGTTTAGGATTGACATTTCCCCTAGTAAAGGAGAGCAAAATGAAAACATTTAGAGTAATAATGCACAAAGTTCTTAAGCAAGAACATATAATTGAAGCTAAAGATTTTGATGAGGCTTTAGCAAAAACAAAAGAAAATCCTGAGGCATCCATTGTTGTAAGAGATTTAGATACAGCTAGATATGATGTTAAAGAAATAAAAGAAATAGATCGTAAGGATATCGGTAAAGATGATTGACGGAGCAGACATACAAATTGATGAAGATGATCTAGATGAGCAATTGCAAAATTTAATTACTCATTTTTATCCTGAGGCTGAAATTGACCAAACAGATAATTTAATTATGAAAAGATATGAGGATATTAAATTACAGTTGGTTGATCTAATTATGGATATTTGGGATGAAAAAAAGTAAATATAAAGTTTATGTATATGAAGCTTACTCCAAGATGTATGAAGTAAAAGCAGATAGTGAAATAAGTGCTATTGTTGAGATTGAAAAGAATGGGGAGAGAATGAATGAAGTACAAATAACGGGAAAGATAAAAGGACAAATTTTACCAAAGAAAACTAAGATAGAAGAATTTAGAATAGAAGAGGTTGTAATAGAATGATTTTAAGATGGTTGCTAGAAAAATTAGCGAAGTTTGTTGAAAAGATAACATAATAATATATAGAATAATTAATTCCCACTTTAACGAGCCCTCCTAAATATTGGAGGGCTTTTTTCATTTGACATTTTAAAAAAAATATTCCTATAATATCCCAATTAATATTTATTGGAGAGAAATATGAAACTAAATCAAAATATAAGAACTCAGATACTTGACGAGCATGGTCGTATCTATTTACAAACAAAAACTGATGAGAGAAAAAAGTTAGATGAGGAAGTAGAAACTTTTAAATCTTTACGTTTGGCTTCTCATGAGATTGTCAAAAAAATGTGTTATGAAGTTTTTGGTGATCAGGATTTAGCAACGCTTCGAAAATTTGGATTAACCACTTCAAGACATAGTTTTAATGCAGAAACAACTTTTGATATAGAGCAAGATGAAGATACTTATGTAGATGGCTTTAAAGAAACAATTAAAGTTAAAAAACCTTACTATCATAATTGGAAAAACAGTCCTGTTAATTTTGAATTGGAAGCAAAGTATTTAGGTTGTCTATATTTTGATCAATTTTTAAAGGACAGTAAAAATCCTTTTTATTTTTGCACTTTTGAGGATATGTGTAAGTTTGTTAAAGGCAGAACTTATTATAAAGAGTTAGGTGCGTTAAATAACTACGCACATTATTCTTCTAAAAAATTTCCTGAAAGTGAAAATTACAATTATGATGACAACCCTAATCCTTATGCTTTAGAAATACCTGATGCAAAAAATTCTGAGTTAAGGTTTAAAATTAGAACACAAGAGGATCATGATACCCTGTGTGAATTTCAAGCACAGAAAAATATTATGTATCAAGCACTAAGNAAATATTGCAAAAAGTTTTATGAGGTGCAAACAATTATGAGAGAATATTTAAAAACTTGTAAGACTACTGATGATGTCAAAAAAGTCTGGGAAGATTTTAACCCAAGTATTTTAAAAGCTGACATGGGAACTAGTGTTGGTCAAAATATTATGACTATGATGACACAATTAAAATCATTTCACTCAGATAGGTTAGCGAATGTTTAATTTAAATATTAGAGAAGTGCATTATGACATGGGTGAAAGTAGTAGTGCTTGTTGCCCTATTGCGTTAGCTTTTGTAGAAAAGTTTTTAGGAACTCATCCCTCAGCAACTTCAGTATGGAAAAAAAATGGCATCCCCTTAATGAGAGGGGATGTTATTTCAGTACAATCAAGCCACACAAGGTTTTGGCATCCAGAAAAACAAAAGGTATATGAGTATACACATGATGAGCCAATTCAGGACTTTATTGAAGAGTTTGATACTTGGTATGATTGTAGCCAACATCCAATTGATAAACCTGATGAGATTACCTTAACTTTTAAAAAACCTTACGCAGTTTTTAAGACGGATAAAACACTTTATAAATATTATAATTCCTATAATATCCCAGAATAGAATGGAGAAATTAAATATGGAAAATGAATATAGCTATGAACACTTATTACAAAATTGTGATATTTCAAAAAAAGATAGAGAAACTTATTTNAATTTTCTTGAAAAGTTTTTTGAGATTACAGGGGATTGTGATGATTTTCATGAAAAAAATCTTTTTAATAAAGAAACCAAAAGAATTGCTAATATGGTAAGTGAATTATCAGATACCATTAAAGGTGAACTTTGGAGAGAATTAGAAAGGCAGTCACAAGCTTTGCATTGTATTTATGAAAAGGAAAGATTAGACATCATTAGAAATAAAAATGGTGAAATCATTTCATGAGTGAGAACATATACAGGATATTTATTGAATGCTCTGGTGGTTTGCATACGTTAATCACCGAGCATGATTTTGATAATTACTATCATAGTGATTATTTTGTTAGAAAAGCTATTGACTGTTTTGGCAGTCAATGGGGAAGTTATCCTGAGAAATGTAAATATAAATTAGAAGATGATAAAAAATGGAAGGAAGTAAGGGTTAAAGATTATGTTTTCTAAAGAGGATTATGTAAATAGTGAAGTAGAAACAAGTTTTGAGGACCATAAATTTGTTGCTCAAATATTGAGGGATTTTTATTGGAAACTTGTAAAAGATATGACTGATGAAGAATTTAAAGAACATTTAGTAGAGCATGGATACGAGGTGGAAGAATGATTTTATATATTGTATTGAATATTATCCTATTATTTATTATATTCTTGGGAGTTAAATTATTTGATGATAGGGAGAAATAAATGATCAACAGAGAATTTTTCAATTCATTATCTAAAACTGCACAAGATGAATTAACAGATGAGCCATTTTCATTTAGAGAATGTTCTATGTGCCAAGATTATTTTGATTTAGGTGGAAGTCATAACGAAAGACAAGAACAAGCTATGTATTGTCATACCGAAGATTTTGAATGTGATGACAAAAAAATAGAAGATTATGAGAACAAAAATAATTTTAATATTGAGGACAATGTTTTTTGTTGGGATTGCATAAAAAAAATTACAGGTGATTTAAATGGTATTAGCTAGAGATTTACATAAAAAAATTCAGGATATGCAAATTAAAATTAATGGCTCAGCAAGGGTTGCTCATCTTGAAAATGAAATTACAACATTAACTAAGGCAGTTCATCTCTTGGTTAGTAAATTAGAAAAACCTATTGAAGAGGAAAACATTTCTGATCCTTATAAAGATGAAAATGGCAAAACTAAAAAAATAGATAGAGAGGCAATACCTGAGGATGAAAACGAGAAATGGAGAGAATACCTTGATGAGAATGATGAATTAGATGCAGATAAAATTCTTGCTGAGGATGATGATGAGCCTGAGGTGAAAGAAGAAGAAGAGGATGATGAGGATGAGGATGAGGATGAGGATG